CTGGAACGCTAATATTTGACCAGAGGAATAAGTTGGTAGAAACAGCACTAGAAAACAAGGCAGACTATCTGCTCTTTGTAGATGCAGATATGAGGTTTCCACAAGATACCTTAAAAATATTAATGGCTCACGATAAAGATATTATTGGGGTCAATGCAACTACGAGGGCAGAACCCGTTAACCCTACAGCTAGGAACATCCATATTAACGAGGATGGCTCTGTAGATTGGGTAGCGGTCTACTCCAACGCTAAGTCAGGCGTTGAGAAAGTAGATGGGATTGGCTGTGGAATTATGTTGATTAAACAGAGTGTCATTAAGAAGATGGAAAAACCCTACTTTTACTTTGAGCAACTTTTAAACAACAAGATATTGGGTGAAGATATTTACTTTTGCATTAAAGCAAAGGATGCAGGAGTTGATACTTGGGTAGACCACGATCTATCCAAACAGATAAAGCATATTGGGCAGTATGTCTATGGATGGCATAACATCGAAGTACCAAAAGATTAAGAGAGAGCTATGGCTTATACAACCTATTCCGATTTAAAGACATCGGTAGCAAACTATTTAGGTCGGTCTGATCTAACATCGGTCATTCCAGACTTTATTAGCTTTGCAGAGCTACGCACAGCAAGAGACCTACGCACTCGACAGATGTTAAAGTCAGCTACAGCATTAACAGTAAGTGGTGATGGCAAAGTAGCCTTACCTACAGACTTCTTAGAGATTCGGGATTTACATATCCAAGGCAACCCAAGATACCCTATTACTTATATGTCTCCTAGTTTGTTTACTAGGGATGCTCCGGCAGACGAGAGTGGCAAACCAATTTATTACACGATCCTGGCAAGCGAGTTTGAGTTAGCACCAAAGCCAGATACAGCGTATACATTGGAGATCCTCTACTATGCTAAACCTACTGTATTGTCTACTGGTAATGCAAGCAATGTATTTCTTGCTAATTATCCAGATGCTCTCCTCTATGCCTCTCTTTTAGAAGCAGAGCCATACTTAATTAATGATGCAAGAAGTCAGACATGGGCAACCCTGTACGACAGAGCAATTAAAAACATATCCGATGCAGACCAAAATAGCGAGTATTCGGGTGTTCCATTACAAATGCGCGTAACCTCACGATAAGGAAATACCATGGCTGAAATGTCAAACTACCTAGAGAACGCACTAATCAATGCAACTCTACGAGCAACAACTTTTACCTCTCCTTCTGTAGTCTATGTTGGTCTTTATACAGCAGACCCAACAGATGCTGGTACAGGCACAGAGGTAAGTGGTGGATCGTATGCTCGACAATCAGTAACTTTTGGTGCACCGAGCAATGGTGTATCTACAAACTCTGCTGCGGTAGAGTTCCCACAATGCACATTGACTTGGGGAACAGTAAGCCATATTGGAATATTGGATGCAAGCACAAGCGGTAATTTGTACTACCATACAGCACTAGACAGTTCTAAAACAATAGAAACAGGAGATGTATTTAAGATCGCAATCGGTAATCTATCTGTTACCTTAGCTTAATATGTCTACTATTGTTACCAGAGCCGGTAAAGGCTCTCCGCTTACCCATGTAGAGGTAGATGCTAACTTTACCAATCTTAATACAGACAAGGTAGAGAATGGTCAAGCAGTTACATTTGCGACTATAGATATTGCTACTAGCGGAACAGATGCAGAAATAGCACCAAACACAGGCATTACTGGCTGGAATTATTCAGGCAAATCTTTTTCTATTGGTACAGAAGAAACTGCACCTACAGGACTGTTTATTAGCCCTGATGGTTTAAATATGTATGTCAATGGTTCTACAGGTGACGATGTAAACCAATATACGCTATCAACTGCTTTTGATGTATCTACTGCTACTTTTGTAAGGTTGTTTTCTACTGCATCACAAGATTCTGCTCCTAACGATATATTCTTTAAGCCTGATGGGTTATCCATGTTTGTTTTAGGCTCAACTAACGATACTGTGTTTCAATACACATTATCATCTGCTTTTAACATTTCTACTGCAACCTACGCATCTAAGTCATTCAGCGTAACATCGCAAGAAACAAACCCAACTGGTCTTTGGTTTAAGCCTGACGGCACAGTAATGTATGTTATTGGAACAACTAACGATACAGTATTTCAATACACTTTAGCAACCGCTTGGGATGTATCTACTGCATCTTACGCAAGTATTTCATTTGATATTAATTCTCAAGAAAGTTTGCCAACACAAGTTAATCTAAGTGCTGACGGCACAAAAATGTGGGTTACTGGTCAAACTGGTGATGATATTAGCCAATATGCTCTTGGAACTGCATTTAATGTTTCAACCGCAGTATTTGAAAATTCATTCTATGTTGGTTTTCAAGATTCCACCCCAAATGGATTGTTTATTGATTCTACTGCCGCCAATCGTGTTTATATAGTTGGTCAAACAAACGACACAGTATTTCAATACAACACCGCAACTAACTCAATAAGTGCAGTAACCGATGTATTTAATACGACTAGCAACGCTAGGGTACAAGGTAATTTAGCAGTACAAGGTAGTGCTTATGTAGATGGTGCATTAATTTCACAGGGTTCTTTTACTACTGCAAACAATATTACTGTAAGCGGTACAGCAACTGTAGGTAGTTCAGCTACTTTTTCTTCAACTACTGGCACTATTTCTATAGGCAATTCACTAACATCAGGAACATGGACTGCTGGTGGCACAAGTGGTACTGGAACAATAACTGTAGGTCAATCTACAGTAAGCCAAACAACTAATATCCAAGCTGGTGCAACTGCATCAGGTTCTACCAAAACATTAAACATCGGTACGGCTGGTGTATCAGGTTCTACTACTGCTATTAACATTGGTTCTGCGGTATCAGGCGCAACTAGCACAACAACATTAAACGGCTTAGTAATTGATAGTATTAGTGCGGCAGTAAGTGCGGCTGGCACTACACAGGGAACGGCTACTGGGTTAGTTTCTAACATTAATAATGTGACTGTTGTAGCCACAGGCGCAACTGGGGTAAGACTGCCAACTGCTGTAGCTGGTATGCGTATCCTAATTAGAAACTCAGATAGTGCTGATACTTTAAGTATTTACCCTGCAACAGGCGGTACGATTAATGCCTTGTCGGCTAATGCTGCTTTTACCTTGGCTGCTGGCTCAACAACCGAGTTAATGGCTACCACCTCTACTCAATGGTACACATTCTAAATGGCTTTTGCAGACCAATATGTTGTATATGGATATTGGGATACAGGATATTGTGTAGGTGATGTAACCGCTACAGAGGCAAATGGATCTATTAATTGTGTAGCCTCTGTTACTGTACTTGGAAGTAAAGTTCAATCTGCTAACGCTAGTATTACAGCAAATGCAACCATAGATATTATTAGTACAAGAGTACGAGATTTTAGTGGTTCTATTTCTGCTAGTGCAACAATAACAGCAAGTGCAATTAGACAAAGAATAGCAAACTGTCAAATTGTATGTGTAACGACAGTTAGTACACTTGGCAATGCAAACTTTTCTGGCAACGCTAGAGTTAGCGCATTAGCCAACATAGCGTGTTATGCAAACGCAGTATTTTCTGCTTTAGGTTCTGTTTCTAACACTTCTACAGTAAGTTGCCTGGGCAGAATATTAGGGGATAATTGGACAGGCGAGACAGCAGGAACAGAGGCTTGGACAGGTATAGCACCTAGTACGACAGTTTGGACAGTATCATCGGAAGGCTCAGAGCCTTGGACAGGAACAACACCAACATCGACTACTTGGACTACAAGTTCTGGTAGTAATAATTCATGGGTAAATAATTAATGGCAATCAGCAGAATAACATTCGGAGAATGGACACCAGATCAGCCAGGCATTACTAATGGTCTTAGGAGAGCAGAGAATGTTTACTCTAAGGCAGTAGGCTATGGTGCATTGCCTACAGTAGTAAATTACTCGGCATCCGCATCCGAAAACCTAAACAATGTAGTTGCAGGAAAAACAACGGCAGGAGCTACGATTGTATTTGCTGGTGGTTCTACAAAGTTATTTAAGTTAGATTCTGCGGATTTGTCTTTAGACAATGTGTCAAAATCTGGAAACTATACGACACCTACAGATCAGCGTTTTAGATTTACCCAATTTGGTAATGTAATTGTTGCAGCTAATGGCTTTGATAAATTACAGGGATTTAATTTAAATAGTTCTTCTTTGTTTGCAAACCTAGCAGCAGATGCACCAGAGGCGCGATATGTAACAATAGTGAGAGACTTTGTAGTATCTGGTTATCAATCTAGTTATCCAAACAGAGTTCAATGGTCAGCATTGGGAGATGAGTCTAGTTGGACAGCTTCCGCTACGACCCAAGCAGACTTCCAAGATATTCCCGATGGTGGCTCTGTGGTCGGTGTTACAGGTGGTGAATATGGTCTAGTCTTTATGGATCGTTCTATCCATCGTATGTCGTATGTTGGTAGCCCATTGGTATTCCAATTTGATAACATTAGTCGTAATTTAGGATGCTATGAGGCTAACTCGATTATCCAGTATGGTGGAACATCATTCTTCTTAGGCGATGATGGCTTTTATGCCTGCGATGGTCAAAATGTAGTGCCGATTGGTAACGAAAAAGTAAACAGGTTCTTTTTTGATAATGTAGATGAAGGTACTTTGTACCTTATGTCTGCTGCAGTTGACCCAACAAAGAAGTTAATTATTTGGGCATATGCCTCTAACAGTTCTGCAACTGCGGATAGCTTGTTAATCTATAACTATCAGACTCAGCGTTGGACTAGCGGAACAACTACTGTAGACAGAATTTCATCTACCTCTACCCCTGCCGTTACTTTAGAAGGTATGGATGTCTATGGAAACCTAGACACCATTTTGACCAGCTTTGATAGCCGACTTTGGCTTGGTGGCAGACTACAGTTAGCCGGTGTGGATGGTGCAAAGATTGTTACATTCTCAGGTGCTAACGCTACAGCTTACATAGAAACAGGCGATATAGAAGTGCCAGGCTCAACCTCATCTATTACATTAGTAAAACCTACTGTTGAGGGTGGCTCTGGTAGTGTGGCTTTGCTATCTCGTAGGCTTTTAACAGAGTCCACAGTATTTGGATCACAAACAGCAGCAGATGCCGAAAATAGAGTGTCTGTGCGTGGTGTTGGTCGCTATCATCGTCTACAATTAACTCCTACAGGTAGTTGGACATCCGCAGTCGGAATGGACATAGATTTAAGCCCTTTAGGAACTAGATAATGTTTAGAGCATTACCCCCATTTGGTAGCGATCCTCGTGGAGTAGCCGAGGTAGTCAATGGGATTATGAATGGCAAGACTAACAATACAGGGTCGGTAACTCTAGCAACAGGTGGTGCAAGCACTACAACCTTAACAGATGCTCGTATTGGTGCAGATTCTGTCATTATTATAGTGCCAAGCGATGATGTATCAGCAGCATCGTATTACCCTTATTTAGCGGTACAAGACGATACAGACCAAGCTGCGACAACAACTACAGCAGCCAATATTATGTCGTTTAGCACTACAGACTATGCTTTAGGTGCAAGTCTAGTAACTAGTACGAAACTAACAGCAGGTTACTCTGGACTCTACAACATTCAGTTTAGTGTGCAGTTTAAAAGCACAGTTAATGATCCTGAGTTTGTAGATGTATGGTTTAGAAAAAATGGTACTAATGTAGCAGCATCAAACAGTAAATTTGGTATCTCACAAAGAAAAAGTGCAGGCATTCCAAGTCATATGATTGGCTCATTAAACTTTTTTATTGGTTTAGAGAAAAACGATTATGTAGAGTTAGCTTGGAGACCATCTGATATTGGTGTAACGATTGAGCATTTTGGTACAGATACTTCACCTACTAGACCAGCAACACCTAGCATCATAGCCACTATGAGTTATGTATCATCAAATGGCTATACCAGTAATCTTTTTACAATGCCTTATATATCAGCAGTAACCAACGGAAGTGCCACCATTAGCCATCCAGCTAATACAGTATCAGGCATGACTTATAAATACATCATCGTAGGATAAAACTATGGCAACAACTACACAAACCTCGTCAGTAGATCCAGCGTTACTCCCATACCTTACCCAAGGTTTGCAGAGGGCGCAGAGTCTATTTTTAACAGGAAAACAACCTGAGTTCTTTCCTGGACAGACCTATGTAAGCCCATCGGCTGCTACTACTGAGTCGATTGCACAACAAGAGGCTATTGCTCGCCAACAGTCTCCTGTTTTACAACAGGCTCAACAGGCTTATACATCATCTTTAGGTCAAGTTGGACAGACTGCTGCCGGTGGGTTCTTAAATGCCAATCCGTACCAACAAGCGATGATGGAGGCAGCTACTCGCCCACTAACCCAACAGTTTAGCCAATCCGTATTGCCAGGCATTTCGAGCCTTTACAGCCGTTCTGGTCGTTTGGGTAGCGGTGCTATGGAAAGAGCATTAGGAACTGCTACAGAGGCTTATGGGCGGTCTCTAGGGGATATTACATCTAATATCGCAGGATCACAGTACCAACAAGAAAGAGGGCTACAGCAACAGGCTCAATTAGCCCAAGCTCAGTTGGCTGGTGCAGCACCTAGCTTTTATGGTCAACAATTCTTACCTTCTCAGACATTGGCTCAAGTGGGCGCGCAACAAGAGGCTATCGCTGCACAACCTCTACAAGAGCAATTGGCTCGTTACCAGTTTGGACAACAGTTACCCTATCAGCAATTACAAGGTTATCTGTCATCAGTCTATGGCACTCCATTAGGAAGCTATGGAACACAAACCACAAATGCTCCTACCTATCAGAATCGTGGCGCAGGAGTCCTTGGCGGTGCTATTGCAGGAGGTCTAGGTGGTTACGCATTAGGACAGATTCCTGGTGTTTCTGGTTTCTTTGGTAATCAATACGCTGCACCAGCATTAGGTGCATTAGGTGGTGGATTATTAGGTGGTTACTTCTGATAGTAGAAAAACTAACCCTACATCGTTTAGAGGAGTTTTTTGAACTAGTTACCAAGATGGTAGCCGAGGCA